GAAGAGATAACAAACAAAGAAGAGATAAAGAACACTTGTGCAATCTTTGACCAATTTTGGGCCATATATCCACGCAAGACAGGGAAGCAGGCAGCGTCAAAGTCCTTTGCAAAGTTGTCCAATGCAGACCAACAGGAAGCCATCAACAACATCTCAAGGCTCTACTCTCAAACCCCCGTGCAGTTCGTCCCTCATGCAGCCACCTACCTCAACGGCAAACGCTGGGAGGACCAAGCCATCCAACGTACCCCTAACTTCGCCTACTCAAACCTAACCTCCGATGATGAACCCTTACCAGTTGTCCGCTGAACGCAAACTGCTTGGCTGCCTCATGGACAAGTTCGTAAACCGAACCGTCCTCCTAACCCAAATCCCTGAACGCCTATTCACAGGCAACAACGTCCTCCTGTACCGGGCCATCGAATCCCTCCACAAAGCAGAGCGAGAGATAGACATCGTTACCGTCTACAAGTACCTTGCAGACCAAGGCCAAGCCCATGTCCTGCTCGAAGGCATCGACCCCGAAGCGGGGCTTGTCAGCAACTGGAAGACCTACGCCTCCGACCTGCACGACCTTTGGAAAGAGAGGGAAGAGGCGAGAATCATGGAAGAACTGGCCCATGACCGGGACATCCCAAAAGCGTTCCAACGCTATCAATCCATCCAAGCCGTTGAATCCAACGCCTCCGAATCATCGGCCCATGAACTCGCCAAGGACTTCCTCGCCAACATGAACGAGGTCCGGGAAGGAAGACGGAAGGACCAAATCTACCAAACCTTTATCCGACCGCTTGACAACATCTGCACTGGGTTCAAGCCGTCCGAGTTCATCCTCGTAGGTGGTCGTCCCGCAATGGGCAAGACCCTGCTTGCTCTCCAAATCGCCATGAATCAAGCCATGGCCGATATCCCCGTTGTATTCTTCACGATGGAAATGAGTGCAGACCAACTTACCCAGCGGATGCTTTCAAACCTCGGAACAATGGACGGGGCAGCATTCCTCAAGCCCGACGAGCGAATCAGCACCGAGCAGTTCCTGACCTTGGCACAAAAGGCTGACCAACTGAAAGGGAAGCCTCTCTACATCGTGGACCTGCACCAAGCAAACCTCGACCGAATCGAGGGGGAAATCGCAAAACTCAAGGCCAAGTTCGGAATCGTTGGTTTCTACCTCGACTACCTGCAACTCGTAGAACCTGCTAAGATTGACAAGCCCAAGCCCAAGATTGAGCAGATGACCAACATATCCAAGCAACTCAAAGCAATCTGCAAGAGGCAAAAGGTATTCGGGGTCGTGGTTTCTTCGCTATCACGGGCTACCGAAGGCAGGGCCGACCATCGCCCCATCATGTCCGACCTACGGGAAACCGGGCAACTGGAGTTCGATGCCGACAAAATCGCCTTCGTGTACCGCCCCTATGAACACGACAAGAACGCAGAGCAGGACCTGATGGAAGTCATCTTTCGAAAGAATCGAAATGGAAGCCTTGGCATCGCCCAAGTCCAATGTCAACTGCCCTACACCAAAGCCAACGAATATCCGCTATGACCCCCGAATACACCCTGCAAGCAGCCTGCGTCAAGTTGTTCAAACTCCTAAAGCCCCACGAAGAAGGAAGGCTATTCCTCAACCTCAACAATCCCCGAAGCCGAACCAACGGTCATTTTCTCAAGGGCATCGGACTGACCGCTGGAGTGGCCGATATGACCTACCTCTCCGACAAAGGAGCCATCTTCTTGGAGTTCAAAGCCGAAAAAGGAAAGCAGTCCCTGTCCCAAAAGTGGTGGCAGGGAGTAGTCCAAGAGGCAGGGTATCGCTACGAGGTCATCCGAAGCATTGAGGATTTTCAGCGAGTGGTCGCAAGTGTGGAATAGTTGTGTAGATTTGTTCCATGGCCCGACTGCTACTGCTGCTCCTCCTGACCGCTTGTACCAACGACCGCCCTTGGAAGGTGATTGAGGTGCGGGCCAAGGGTAACGCCTGCGAGTATGTGCTATCCCGAAGCAACGGATTTGGACCGCAGGTCAAGACCCTGACCGATTCGTGTGGTGCGTACAAACTATTTCAAACCTTAAACCTATGAAACGATTTTTAGTGTTTGCCGGTGATGCCTATTATCCTGAAGGAGGGATGAATGATTTTCAGGAGGACTTTGACACCTTGGAAGAGGCAAGAAGTTTTGAAGCAAAAATCAAAGAAAAGTTTAAACTTAGATGGAAGGATAACTGGAAGGATTTTAAATGGACCGAGATTTGGGATTCAGAAACCCGAACCCACGTTTAATACGCAATCGGGTATAATGAATGATAAATCCGTCAGCCCATACATGAAAACGATATACTTTCAACCCAAGGGAATAAACCCAAAATTTTGCGAAGCAGGTGTTATTCACGAAAGCGACAATGAATCTATCTGCTACTTAGGTGAACCTTGCAAAATATCAATTAATGATGTAAAAATCATACCAAACGAGAGCGTCGCTTATGATGAAAAAAATGGGTTATATCTTGTTCGGGAAAGTACTCATTCGTGAACAAATCGTCAGCCTCTGTTCTTACCAAACCTCCCCCAGCGTCAGCCTATAAACTTACCAATTAAACCTCAAACCCATGAAAACCACACCTACCGATTTTAGACGCTGGCAACTGCATATCCGCAAGGCTTGCGTCAACTGCAACCGCCCCGACAAAAGCGAAACCATCAAGGCTTGGTCCGTGAACTGGACCCTGCTCGGTCGTATCCTTCAAGCCAAAAACGCCTGACCATGGAATGGATAAGACCCCAAGACCAAATGCCCAAGGAGGGCGAAGTCGTGCTGGTTTGCAATGAAATCGGACTAAAAAGCGTTGCTTCGTACGATACCTATTACAATGAGTGGAACTGCGATTGCTCTTGGTGGCCCCGTGAAGTCGCTTACTGGATGCCTATACCCCAACCCCCTAAACCCTAACGTATGACCATGGAATGGATTAAATGCTTGGACCGGATGCCGACACCTTACGAGCCAGTCCTGATTTTCACAACGGATATGAACCAAGCCTACGCATGGCTTGGCGATGGACGCTGGTACTACGAGCATCAAACGTGGTTCCTAATCGAAGTGAGCCATTGGATGCCCCTACCACCTAACCCTTTCTAACATGGACCTAATCTCACGAACCATACTCGGATATACCGCAGAGGTTGTCGGAGTCAGCCCCGATGACATCTTGAGCGAAGTCAAGACCCAAGAACTGGTGCTGGCTCGAAGCATCTTCGCAGACATTGCATACTCGGAATACCTGTACACCTACTGCCAAATCGGGCGTATCATCAAGAGGAACCACGCAACCGTCATGCACAACCTCGAAATCCTTGCGATAAACATGAGGGCAAGGCCGGACATCAAGTTTCTGCGTACACAGGTTCTCAACAGGACACGAGATTTTTTGCAACATTAACAAGAACCCCCTCCATCTTTGCGTGAGTGAACGCAGAGGCTACCATCCTTGACCTGTATCGAAGCGGAGAAATCCGCAAGGCTTGCCTGACCATCACCGGGGGCAATCCGCTTTGGAAGGACCTCGAACAAGAGGTCGTCCTGATTCTGCTCGAAAAAGACCCCGACAAAATTCTCAAGATGCAGGTCCAAGGCTACCTGCGATTCTACATCGTTCGGTTGATAATGAACCTGTACCGGGGCAACAACAACCAGTTTGCTAAGAAGTACCGCCATCACGACGAGCGTGTCGAGGTTGACCCCGAAACCCAAGAAGAAGGCAAGGACTACGATACCCTGCTCGACGACCTTTGGACCATCGCCCAGCAAGAGATGGACTCTTGGGCCAAGGACGGAGCATTCCCTTACGACAAAGAACTGCTGAATCTGCTGATGCAAACAGGCAATATGAAGGCTATGTCCCGAGAAACGGGCATCCCGTACAGGTCCATCATTTACTCCATCGAACAGGCCAAGGCCAAAATCAAAACCGCAATCGAAGCCAATGGATATACTGGTTTTTCCAATCCTGATTAGTGCCTTGACGACCCTTGCGGTCGTGGAGTTCCGGGTGCTGCCGGGATGGTTCTACGCTCTGCCATTTGCCAAGCGGAAGCCGTTTTCGTGCATGACCTGCTTCGGGTTTTGGATGGGGGTCTTGCTGACCTTGCCAACCTGCCAATGGTACTTGGCTCCTATCCTCGGCCTCGCATCTTCAGGCACCGCAATAATCATTCGGGAATGGACCTTCAAATGACAGCCGACCAGTTCATCGTTGCCCAAAAGCATCGCAAGTACTGGGACCAATATGTGGCCTCGCTAACGATGCGACTCCCACCCGATGCCGTTGGTGAACTGCAGGCCATCCTGACCGCTCACGGGCGACCGCCCACAAATTGGTGGTGTGCGGACTGCGTAAAATCGGCTCTCCAATACATTTACCTACAAGCGGACTTGTTCCTCGAAGTCAACCAAAACACCATAAACCACCCCCTGAATGCCCCTGCCAATCCCGAACAATAACGAGTCAAGAGAAGGCTTCATCGGTCGGTGTATGTCCAACAACTTAACGACCACGGAGTTCCCCGATACGGCTCAACGGCTTGCGGTTTGTGGCTCAACGTGGGAGAATCATAAGCGGCAGCAGTTCGAGTCTTATTCGGATTACGGCCAAGAGATTCGGGCAAATGCAAAGAGGGGGATAGAACTCAACGAAAGGAACGGGAATAAGTGTGCGACGCAGACAGGCAAAGTCCGGGCGCAGCAGTTAGCCAACGGGGAAGCCATCTCGGTTGAAACCATCAAGCGGATGCACTCCTACCTGTCCCGTGCAGAAACATACTACGACAACGCTGACGACACCTCCGACTGCGGTTACATCTCGTATCTCCTGTGGGGTGGAAAGTCTGCTCTCTCATGGTCAAGAAATAAACTCCGAGAACTTGGCGAACTCGAAGGCGAAGGATGACGAGGCACAGGTGCAGGCTCGGATGGACTCGCTGATGATGGTCATAACAACCCTCTGCGACTGCATTGGAGCGGTGGACGATTCGAACTCCCCGAATGCATTTGCCGTGAAGATGAAGATAGTGGAAAAGATTGACGAACTAATAGACAAAATCGAATACTGATGCAACGAGTACCCATAGGCACAATCAAGAACAACCCGAACAACCCAAGGGTCATCAAGGACGACAAGTTCAAGAAACTCGTGCAGTCTATCAAAGACCTGCCCGAAATGGCCGAGGTTCGTCCTGTTGTGGTCAATACCGATATGGTCGTGCTTGGAGGCAACATGAGGCTCAAGGCCATGCGTGAGGCTGGATGGAAGGACGTGCCGATTCAAGTCGTGGATTGGGACGAGGACAAGCAAAGGCAGTTTATCATTAAGGACAACGTAAGCGGAGGGGAATGGGATTGGGAGATGCTTGCGAATGAATGGGATACCGAGGAACTGCAAGAGTGGGGTCTTGACCTGCCCGACTTTGACAACGCCAAGGAACTGGAAGCGGAGGAAGATGACTACGAGATGCCTGACGAATTAAAGACCGACATCGTGCTGGGCGACCTCTTCGAGATTGGTCCGCATCGTTTGCTTTGTGGGGATAGCACGCAGACCGACACTTGGGGAAAGGTGATGAACGGATGCCTTGCGGATATGGTAATGACTGATCCACCGTATAACGTGGACTATCAAGGAGGAACAGGAATGAAAATAATGAACGACAAGATGGATGGCGATTCATTCTATCAATTCCTTTATGACTTTTATACTGCACTTGGCGCATATACCAAAGCTGGTGGGGGGTGGTATGTTTGGCATGCTGACTCTGAGGGGGCTAATTTTCGTCTTGCCATGAAGAACGCTGGCATTATGGTTAAGCAGTGCTTGATTTGGGTTAAAAATGCTTTAGTTATGGGAAGGCAGGATTATCAATGGAAACACGAGCCATGCCTTTACGGATGGAAGGAAGGCGCAGCACATTATTTCGTGGATAACCGAACCAATACAACAGTAATTGAGGACAACCTTAACATTGCTAAGTTAACAAAAGAGCAAATGAAGAAGATGCTGACCGAGATACTAAGCGAAAAAACACCCACAACCATATTGAGAGCGGATAAGCCACAAAAGAACACGGAGCATCCAACAATGAAGCCGATCCTACTTATTGCTCCTTTGATACAAAATAGCAGTAAGGAGGGATGGATTGTGTCTGATGCCTTTCTCGGCAGCGGTTCTACAATGGTCGCATCCCACCAACTCAACCGCAAATGCTACGGCATGGAACTTGACCCGAAGTACTGCCAAGTAATCGTGGACAGGATGCTTAAACTTGACCCGACCTTGGAGGTCAAGAGGAACGGTTTGCCATACAAAACAGCCGAATAACAGCCGTGAGTAACCCGATACCAAATAACAAGCCGTTTGAAAAAGGGCAGTCAGGCAACCCCAATGGTCGTCCACGCAAGTACGTCAGCACCTTGGTTGACCAAGGCTACAAGCGGTCCGAAATCAACGACACCATCCAAAATATGATGGCGATGACCTTGGAGGAGGTCAAGGCGGTATGGGACAACCCAACGGCAACCGTCCTCGAAAAGACCATCGCCTCGGCCATCCGCAAGTCCATCGAGAAGGGAACGCTCTACTCCATGGAAACGCTGCTCTCACGGGTCTACGGTCAACCCAAGCAGGAGGTCGCTGCAACCATATCGCCTCAACCAATATGGCAGGGCGTAAAACTACAAGTTGACACCAACCACAACGGCAATCAAGATTGATGGATTCCGCAAGAGAATCCGAATAGTCCAAGGCGGTTCATCGGCAGGCAAGACCTTTGCCATCCTGTCCCTGCTTTATTCCTACGCAGCCAACCCCGAATGCGGTCCGCTTGAGATTTCGGTAGTTTCCGAATCCATCCCCCACCTTCGCAGGGGTGCGCTCAAGGACTTCCTCAAGATGCTCAACATGACAGGGCTTTACCAAGAGGAACTTTACAACCGAACCCTGCTCCGATACGACTTCCCGCATGGCTCCTACATCGAGTTCTTTTCCGCTGACCAAAGCGACAAGATGCGAGGGGCAAGGAGGGACGTGCTATTCATGAACGAGGCGAACAACATCACATGGGAAGCCTATCACCAACTGGCTATCAGGACAAGGAACGCTATCTACATCGACTACAATCCAGTCCGAGAGTTTTGGGCGCATACCGAATTGATGAATGACCCCGATGCCGAGTTCCTGCTCGTTACCTACAAGGACAACCAAGCCCTTGACCCTGCCATCATCCGAGAGATTGAGAAAGCCAAGACCAAAGCCGAAACGTCTGCATACTGGGCGAACTGGTGGAAAGTCTACGGCCTCGGTCAGGTCGGGACTTTACAGGGTGCGATATATGAGGACTTCGAGGTGGTGGAGGGCATCGATGTCAGCCGAGCAAAATTCGTCGCCTTAGGGCTTGACTGGGGCTTTAGCAACGACCCTACGGCCTTGGTCGCCATCTACCGCCAAGGGGACTGCCTGCTCATCCAAGAACTGCTCTACGCTACGGGACTGACCAACCAAGACATCGCAGACAAGTTGCGGACCTTGGGCATCACAAGGGCTTGGGAAATCGTTGCCGATTCAGCAGAACCCAAGAGCATCGAGGAAATCTATCGACTTGGATTCAACATCAAACCTGCTGAGAAAGGCCCCGACTCGGTTCGGAACGGGATAGACATCCTCAAAAGGTTCAAGTTGCAGGTAACCAAGGACTCCACCAACCTCATCAAGGAACTGCGGTCCTACACTTGGGCCACCGACAAGGAAGGCAAGAACACGGGGGTCCCGATTGACTCCTTCAACCACGCCTGCGATGCGATGCGGTATGTGGCACTCAATAAGTTACGGGTCAGTAACTCGGGGAAGTACGTTGTGGTTTAACTTTGGGGCATGAACACCGAACGCATCCTTGACCTGCTCATCGAAATCGGCAAGACGCTTGCAGCCGTTTTCTTCATCCTCACCCTTCTAACCCTCCTTTGGACCTTATGAAAGTCATCCACTACTACCACATCTACTGCGGAGGGAACTGGCAGTTAATCCTCAACCAGCACATGATGGCCGTGTGCAATTACGGCCTCATCAACGTCTTGGATGAGATAAGGGTCGGCATCGTCGGTCCACCCGAACAACGCAAAGCGGTCAAGGAGGTGCTGGAAGGCTCGATGGTGGCCGATAAGGTCAAGGTCGTGGTAACCCGGACCAACGCTTGGGAGCAGGCGACGCTGACCGAGATGTACCGGGCAAGTCAGGAAGAGGAAGCCGTGTACCTGTACGCCCACACGAAGGGGGCTGCAAATCCATCCTTGACCACCCAACTATGGGGCAGGT